CGATGAAGATACTATTCAGAATGCTTCTGTGCGTCGCTTGATGGCTGCTCTGCTCTCTCGAGAGGATTGCGATCCACATCTCAAAGAAGAAATTCTTAGACGATTAAATCCTGAACATTGAGTCCAGCGATAGCACACACACCGATGGCTAAAACTTTCAGAAGTTTTGCATTAGCTCGAACTTCAAGAACCAGGTTCTCAAGCGCGGTCAATCGCGCTTCAATGTTATCCATCCGTTGATTTTGTAAATCATCAACTCCATTAGACAATTAACCCACCTCCGAGGCCACTTTGAATGAACATCAGTTCTGCTGGTCCGTATGTCTTAGCTGTACGAGTTGGTTCAAGCAATGGAAGATATGCCAACGCATAAGCTGCAACAAGAGCTCCTCGTCCGACGGGAGTTGATGTTAATCTTCGAAGACCTTCATAGACTAATATTTTCGTCGGATCTGTTTCTTGACTTGGCGCAATAGGTCTAGGGTCTTCTACAATGTAACTAAAGTCGGGGTCAAATCCTTCTTCTAATATTCTTTCCAGTGGAATATATTCTTCAAAGAATTTTTGAGCTTCTTTCTGAAAAGGAGTATAATAGAAATCACTCATCAATTCACCTCATCAATGAGGTCTGTTACCATCGACATCAAATGACTGTTGTAAATCATAGCTCTTCTTTAGTCGCATGAGATATTGATACTCTTGTTCTTTCTTTGTTGATGTCATTGCGACATAACGTACAGGTGGAATAGATACTTGTGTAATGCTTGTAAATGGGAACGGTGTAACCAATCGGTAGCAATACAATCTATCTGATGCAGTTGGTTGAAGTGAACCTGCTTGTTCATCAGTCATTGGAAGTGCAAAAGCTCCTGCGTGATCAATGTCAAGAGTGAATCTTCGAAGACGATGATACAATACATGCTCAAAGTTCAAGATTGAACCAGGAAAGCCAAGCCCATGTAATGCCCATGCTGTTGTGTCTATTGTTTGCCAGTTCACTGGAATAGATGTAATGATGTCGTATATGAGAACACTATTACCTGCAGGTGAAGCAGATGCAGATGCAATTGAAATTGGTTGTGCATCTTGTGTAGTAATACCATTGAAGAAGACTGTTTCAGCATCTTTGCTTAATCCTGCTAAGTCTATGTATGTCGAGGAAACAAATGTTTGAATTGATTGGACTTGTTCCCATCCAGGACTATTTACATCAGGTTCGTATGTGTTTGAACCAGGTGCAGTTTCGATGAGGCCAAGATAACCGTGGTATTTTGATAACAATGCCATTTATTCACTTCCTTGATTTTCTCTTTGATGATCGCCATGCTCGTGCGGCTTTCTTCATGAGTTCGGTTTGCTTTGTTCGAGGGTGTTTTTTCCGAAGCTTCGCCAATTCTTTCTTCATGAACTGGTTGTATGCAGAAGGCGCTCGCTTTGCTTTCTTAGCAACAGTCTTTGCTTGCTTGACGGTCTTCTTTGTTTGTCCTTCGAGATTCTTCATCTCTTGGAGAAGTCGTATGACCTCGTCAATATCCAAGGGTATCACCCTCAGTTATCTGCGGCTGTGCTTTGGATAGCGATGGCCATGAAGTCTTTTGCAGTGAGTGATACGACGGAAGCCAAAACTCGAACAGTAACATTGTAAGAAGCCGTAGTTGTTGCTTGAGTTTCTGCTTCAATATACAGTTGGTCATTGACAACAATGCGACCTTCATTAGCGCCGGTTGGGCCGTAGTTATCGGGATATTGGTCTGTTTCCATGTCAGAACCGCCTGTATTGTCAAGTCGAAGTTGGGATGAAGCCACAAGAGCTCGGTCATTTGCGAAGACAAGACCGCCACGATTTAGATCTGTGACTTGTGTGTGAAGAGTTGAACCACCTGGAACCGCACCAAAAACAGATCCACCAGGAACATTTCCTTGATAGATGAAGTCTACTGAGTGAATCATGAGGCCTTGACGATCAGCGACATCAATGTATGAAGCCAGGTCAATAGTTCCCGAGGCTGATGTTCCAGCACCAGCAGGAAGGGTTAATCGTTCTGTTAGCATAAATGGGGCGGTTTTCTTACTTGCCATAACCTATCATGATAGGATATAGTCTATAAATAATACTACAGCATCAAATCATTGGGGGCTGTTCTAAACCGCTAAGAATAGCCTCTCAGTAGGCTATTCAAGGCCTTTTTACAAAATTCATACCAATTATTAAATATAAATCACCGTTAGCATAGGGCATGGACGCAAAAGAATACGACCGTATTGCCGATTTGCTCATGCAGATCCGCAAGAAATATGTAAATTTAGAACCGAAAAACGAGTTTGGACTGCATGCAAAGAATGCTATCCTCGATTACATCAATGCATCTTTGCATTTGAATGATGAAATTGGCGAAGTTGATGCAAAGGGGTTGCTTTAATTGCAGGAAAAAGTATGCGGATGGTGTGCTTATATTGTTCGAGAAGGAGAAGAACCGTATCAAGTCGTTTGGTTTGAATGTCCGTGGTGTTCAGAATGAAGTGCAAAATATGCGAAACTCGAGAAAATAGATCTCCATGGAATATTTGTAAGCCATGTGGTGACTTTATCGTGCATAATTGGAACAAGGAGGCATACAGAGTATGAACACCGTCATCTCATTTTCATGCCCTGCTCATCTAGCTCTAAGATTGTCTGAAGAAAATATTCCCTCTCGAGAGAAATCGAAGTGGATTAGTGATGCGATTCGCCTCAAATTAGACGGTGTCGATGAAGATACTATTCAGAATGCTTCT